CTCTCTACAGTCGTTTTAGCTTCCACAGAATCATTAAAACTAATAATTGTTGTTCCAGCTACACTTGTTCCTTCAACTTTGCTTAAAATGGCTGCTTGTGCTTCAGCTTGTGCTTCATCGGTCCATTCTTTTCCTTGGTATACGTTAACTATCTTACCAGCACTAAAGTTATTTTTGATGTGGTTGATGTAATAATTACTCATTTGTTCTTCTGTTTCACAGAATTGTAATCCAGATTGGTAATCTGGTAAAGCGAATAATGGTTGTGGTGATTGTCTACGGATGTAAAGAATCTCAGTTTCATTATTTTCTCCATAACCGAAAGCTGGTACCTGGTATGGTTTAAATGTATTTTTGTTTTTCCAGTCAAAACAATACCAATATCTTTCAATCTCATCTGATAAATCTTTTTGATTAACGATAGCAATACTCTTGGTTGGAAGATAAACTAATTTAGCTACTCTTTTTTCCAAAGAATAAGAATAGATTACTTGTAATACACCAGCACCTTGTGTTTTGAAATCTGTTACGAAGTTTCTAAGGTCTTCTTCAGATAAAATATTTTCTAAGTTAATAGTATTTGAAGTATCAAATAAACCATCACCCATAATATAGTTAGAGAAGTTATCAATAATTGCTTGATTTGTTGGAGAACCTAAATAACAGTTTTCTACATAATAAAAATAATTATTATCTACACCATTGGTTACATATTTATTGTGTTGTTTAACCAATACGTGTGGATTTGGTTTAACGTAATTATTTAAGTTTACACTTGTTAATTTTTTCATATTTATATTGTAATTATATTGTTATTATTTGGTACATTCATCTTGTAATCTTGAAGGTCCATTTTAGCAGTAGCAAATGCTTTACCTCTCCATAATAAAGTACCATCAGTTTTATTAATAGTTACTTCAAAGCTATCAGCTTCTTCTAAACCAGTTAAGTTAAATGATATTGTAGATAAACCATTTAAGTTCGTTACAAGGCCTGTAATGGTTCTAGAAGTTTGTTTTAACTCATTCCAGAACACCATTTCAACTTCACTAACAGTTTCTCTCATAGTAACCACGAATGATTGACCAGAAACACTTGAAGTAGTGCTATCAACTGTAATGAACGTACTATCAACAGTTATAGCGGTACTATCTACTGTTATATTGTTTAAAGCGTTTATTCTTATTATTTTCATATCTTTTTTTATATACTTAATAAATAGTTTTTGACCATATTGTTATAAAAAAAAATATGCTACCGTAATGATAGCATATTTTATATTTTAATCTAATTTAATTCTTAGATGTTATCTGGACTAACCAAAGCTTTTAATGCAGTAACTGCACCAGAAGTTAAATAGAAGATTGGCTCTCTTTCCATACCAACAGCAGTCATAGTGTATCCGTTTAATGAATCCATTGTACCACCAATAGCAGAAACAGTACTTACTTCACAACCGTGCTCAATACCCATAAGGAATATATCACCAGCATTAGACTCAACGAAGATTTGAGGTCTACCCCAAGCCATCATTTTTACTTGAAACTCCATCTCTTTAGTTAATTTAGTTAAGATGAAAGTAAGGTTTTGAGTGAAGAATGTTGTTCCGTTGTCACGGCTAGATGTACCTTCTTGAGAAAATACATTACCACTATTTTTTAACTCGTATTTGAATACTTCTGTCAAACCAGAAAGGTCTGATAAAGTATGGCCAGAAGCATTTGATTCAGTAACGTAACCATAGTCATCGTAGTTAGCTAAATAAATAGCTTTTAAACCAGATATACCATTTTTACATTCGATAACGTTCTTACCTCTTGAAATATCACAACTCATAATTTTATATTTTTATTTTTTTTCTTGTTATTTTGTTATAATAAAAAAGGTGGTGAACTTGCACCACCTTAATTATTGTTTATTTATTCTTTTAGAATTATGGACGTGACCAAACTACTTCAGCACCGAAGTAGTAAGCAACACCACCATTGAAGCTAATTGTAGCTTGAACGATATCGTTGTTAGAGTAGTCTGACAAGTCAGTTAATTTAACATCGTTTAAGTCTGATTCAAGACCAGTACCCATTGCTAAGTTTTTGATTCTGTAAGCAACAATGTTAGAAGATGGTAATGCACCAATTGATTCAACTCTGATTCCTAAGAAATCTAACTCTTTATCAAAGTTAAAAGTGTTAAGACCTTGAGAAGCTAAAGCTTGTTTGTAAGCACGTGCAACTCCTGGAGAAACAACCATTACTACATCAGCTTCACCCATAATTGCTTCTGGGATTGCATTATAAACAGCAGTCATTGCAGATACAACGTTAGCTACAGTTACAGTAGTACCAGTGATATCAATTACTTCAGCGTCAGCAGCGAATTGAGTCAAGAAACCATTGAATTGTGTAGAACCATCGTTACCATTCCAGATGTTGTTATCTAATGATTTACCAAAATCAGCAAGAATTTGAGCTAAGATAGCTTCTTGGATTGTAGCTGGAATACCTTGAGAGTTTCCGTAATCACCAGCCAATTCAGCTTGGAAAGTGTTTCTGTAATCTCCTTTACAGTGTTCAGAGTCCAATCTAAATCTTTTAGTTACCAACGCTTTATCAACGTAAGTTTGAGTACCTGTTGCAGCGAAAGCACAGTCATAAGCAGCAAAAGTGTTTGAGTGAGTGATTTTTGGTAACGCACCAGTACCTAAGATATTAGGCAATACAGTAACCAAACCTTTTTCAATACTGTCTGACTTCAAAAGGGCTTGGCCAATTATTTCGCCAGCTAAATTACCGTTATAACGTGAAGTTACAGTAGTACTTGTGTCTAATTTAATTAATTTTTTCATTTTTAAAATGTTTTTTTTTATTTATTATTTTTATTATTTTTGTTTACCAGCTTCAATCACTTGTCTTATTACATCCATTGAAGTTTGTACTTTAGGTTCTGTAGCAATATTAGCTTTAAGCTTAGTAGAGTTAGGGATTTTAGATAATTGTGTTCTTAAATCTTCATTCGTAGAATTAATAGTTTCTTTTTCTTTTGTTAGAATTTCGATTTGAGTTTCTAACTCAGCAATCTTATCTTCCAACATTTTAACCTTGTCTTCTTCAGTCATCTCTGGTTCCATTCCTTCAACCATTTCAACTTCTTCTTCGGTTACTGTTTCTTCTTCTTCGGTTACTGTTTCTTCTTCCATAACTTCTAATTCGATTTCAGCTTCTGGTGTTTCAACCTCTACTTCAACTTCATTTTCTTCAACTTCTTTAGAAACAATCATACCTGTTTCGTCAGTAACGTAGATAAAACCATCATAAGTAAAAGATGTTGAAGTTAATGGACTCATTTCACCTTCTGATTCAATATACACGATGTTATCTAATTCGAATGCGTCAGCAGTTAATGTTCCCATACCTTCAATTTCGATAGTAGCTAATTTTTGTTCTTCTACAAAGAATTGAATAACTCTTTTAAGTAAATTTGTTTTTTTCATTTTGTTTATTTTATTTTTATTATTGTCATTATTATATACTACATTCATAGTAATTTTTCTTAAATCTAAAAAGCTATCAATACTAAACCCAGTTGCTTTACCAGTTTCAATATATTCGGCCCATAATTCATCAGATAATTTCATTGATACCATCCAAGTACCTTTTGGCAAATCAGAGAACCCTAATGCATTTGATTTATCATTTGCTGGGTCTTCAACAATCCAAGATTCTACGGTTGATATTCCATTTAAAAATTTATCTGAATGGTTGTATGTAGAATTCTTTTGGTAACCTTTGATAAGGAAGTCTTGAGATAATCTAAGGATAGTTTGTTCGCTGAAGGTTAAGTTAAATTCTTGACCATCATCAAACTTTCTATATATCTTTTGATTAGGTACCAACACAACACCAGTTAAAATCTTTTTCTTTTCAGAAGCCATTCTAACCAATTCTTTTTCTTTTGATAACGCAATGAATTTAAAACCATTTGCTGCTTCATCAACTATGCTAATGGCATATAAATCACCATCGGTTGCATCTTCGTATCTTACATCGTATAAGTCTATCATAATTTAGTATATGTTTAATTAATAGTTTTTATTTTATTTGTTATAAAAACGTGCTGTTATTTATTTTGTTTCTGTCTAACGATTGTTGAGATGTAACATCGCTACCAACTACGTAAGCTCTTAATGGTTGTTGTTCTCTATTAGCAACTGTTTCAGCTAATCTATTAGCTGGTCCTTGACCAACAATATTAAATTGAGCTTGTGGTGCTGCGGCACCACCTCCAGCTGTAGCATTTGATGTAGAACGACTATTAAATCTTGTTTTCTCAATCATACCAACTTTTATAGCAGCAAATGAAGCAGCAAGACCAGCTTGAACTAATGGATAACCAGGAAATAAAGCTGTAAACGGTGATTTCTGTGCAGTAGTATAAGCATTTTGAGTACCTTCAATACCACTAATAATTGTTTGAGCTATAGCTATACCTTTTTGAAATTCAAATGCTTTTTTAGCACCAGCATCTGACGTACTAGCAAATAATTCATTTAAACCACCAATCAATGAAAGACTATTTTGAGTTAATTGATATCTTTCTGCATTAACTTGTTTTTGTTCTTCAATAGTTAAGTCATTAAATGTTTTTCTTTGTGGTTTAGCAACTTCATTTTCAAAAACTAATACACCATCTAAACCTTCTTGTAAAGCTTTTAATTGTTCATCATTTATTTTTTTAGCATTATCTTTTGCTTCTTGTTCTTTTTTTTGTGCAGTATCAAAAAATACTTGAGCTTCTTTTTTATAGAATTCATCTCTAACATCTTGTTTTTCTCTTTCAATTTGTCTTTCTAAATCTACTGTATTTCTACCATATTTTTTTAATAAATTTAATTGTTCTTCATATTTTAAAGTTACTAATTCAATTTCTTTATCAAGGTCACTCATCAAAGCTAATCTATTAGCTAATCTTGCATCACTTTGTATTTTATTTAATTTACTAGTTAAATCTTCAACTTGCTTTGTAATATCTTTATCTTTATCGTTTAAATTTATTTTTGATTTATTAGCTAATTCATCAGCTTGTGCCATTAAATCAGTAGCTAATTTAAGTTTTCTTTCTATTGTTTTTTTATCTTCAGCTTCTCTTTCTTTACCAGTCTGAGCTACTTTTTTATCACCCATCTCACCTAATATTCTAAGTTTTTCCAAATATGAAATATTTCGAGACATTACTTCCTCGGTTATTTTATTTGTTTCACCTAAATTTTTAAATGTTTTAATAGCATTATTAATATAATCACGAAATTGTACTTGTCCTTTTTCAGTTAAATTTTCTGCCGCTTGTTTAGCTGCTGCATTAATAAGTTCTAATGCTTGAGCTCTTAAGAAAGAAGCTTGAACATAATCTGGTGTTTTTTCTTTATATATTTTTTCAGCTTCTTCTAATGTTTTAGCTTTTCCTAAAGTATCACCAAGAGTTTCATTGTATATTTTTAATGCTTCTTTTTTTGTTATAGCACCTCTACTAGCTTCATTAAATGCTGTTTTAACTTTAAATAAATCAGTATAAACACTTTCCATACTATTTGCAGTAGCTTCACTAACGCTATTTAAGTCTTTCATTTTCTGCGTAGAACCACCAATAGCTTCAGATAACTTATCCCAATTAGCAACTAACGCACCAATAGCTAGAATTATTAAACCTATACCAGTTCCAGCTAATGCTAATTTGAATATATTTAATTTACCAGTACTTTCATCTAATACAAGATTATAAGCTTTTTGAGCTAGAGTACTAAATAAAACAGATGAAGCACTTTCTTTTTGTAATTGATTAGTAATAGCAGTAATACCATTTAAAATGGCCATAGTTGATTGTACTTTTAAAAGCGTTTCTTCTAAATCTTTATTCTCATTACCAAATAAAGCAGCTGCACCTTGTGCTAAAGCAAAACCACCAGCAATACCTTCAGCAGCACCAATAAGACCGTCAAGTGTTCTTGTATCAGAACCTAATACTTTAATTTTAGAACTAAGGTCAGCGATAGTATCTTTAAGCTCACCAGCTCTTTGTTCAGCTTTTTTAAATTCTTCACCAGTAAATTTACCAGCTAATAAATCATTCTGTAATTGTTTTAATTCTTTTCTTAAATTAACTGAAGTACCTTCAGCTTTCTTAATAGAGTTATCAACATCTTTAAATGTTTGTTCAATCTTATCTAAACCTGTTTTAGTTTTATCATCAAGACTTATCGATATAACCTTTTCTATTTTACTCATTTCTTAATTTTTGTTTTAATTTTTTTAA